TTTGGATGGCAACGTCACGTTGCTTTTCTAATAACTTAACTTGCGCACTATTTACTCCATTTTCTTCTTGTACTTTTTTTATCTTTTCAGCATATTCCTGCGCTATAGCAAATTTCTGTTGCTGGAATGTTCCATATTCTTTCAAATAATCATTTAAAGCCTGTTGTTCGGCTTTAAGTTGTTCCTTGGTTATATCAGCAATTGCTTTGTCTCTCTTGTTTTCAGCGTTTGTATAACGATCGGAAATCTCGATAGATTGTTCCGAGGTTAATTTCCCCTTTTGCTTTTCTGATAATTCTTTTTCTTGTTTCTTGATGGCGTCAAGTTCCTTTTGATAGTCAAGATCAATCTGTTTCAGCTTTTTCTCTGTGCCTTCCTTCATAAGATTGATTTCCGCTTGTTGATTTTGGCGACGAAGCGACAAAAGTTCTTCGGCTGTCTTTTGTTGTTCTTTTTTTTGCTTATTAGCTGCGGATTCTCGCTTGGAAGAAGAGTCATAGACTTTTAATTCTTTTTCTGCCTCTTTTAGCTTCTTAGTGTTATCTTTATAGGATTTTATAACGGAAGCGTCAATTCCTTCAAACTTACCAGCATCCAACAATTTTTTTTGAGAAGATGCTATAGAATTTAAGGCATCTTCAGCTTCTTTCTTTTGACCTTCCCAATACTTCTTATTGAATATAACAGGTTTCTCGGACTCTTTTTTAGCTTGCTCATCAGCTTTTTCAAAATCTTCTAAAGCTTTTGTGTAAATCTCAAGTTCTTTTTTAGCGGCAGCTAAATCTTCTTTTAGTGCACCAGTATATCCCCCTCTGTTTGTAGTTCTGATTATACTATTTTCTAGGCCTTGTACTTTTTGTTGTGACATTACAACTTTGGTCTTTAAACCAATACGTTGTTGGCGCAACATTTCATCTGTTTCCAGTTTGATTAATTCGGCATTTGTTTTTCTTTTTGCTGTTTCCCAATCCATATTTTGAAAAACTTCAGGCATTAAACGCTGTAATTGGCGATATGCGATGAAGCGTTCTTCTATAGATTTGGATTCATTACTTAGAATATTGGAAAGTTCTCCTGCTTTATTTTTCAGATCGTCGTAGTGGCTTTTTTGAGCTTCAAGAGCATTATTTGTTTCACGGATGGCTTTTTCTGTCTCACTTTCTGCAGTGGCAAGTTTATAAATGCCGTATGCCAATCCCGCGATAGCAGCAGCTGCTAATACATAGGGATTTTTCAGCATTGATAAATTCAATGCATCTTGCGCTTTTTTTGTCAAGACTAACCATCCATAGTGAGCTGCTTCTTTAGCTGTTAAAGCTGTAATACCTGATGCTTGTAAAGCTTGCAAGGCATTAGTTACCATTAAAGCGGTGCGATATGCCCCGTAGGTCCCTACGATTTCTATTAATATTCGTCCTACTTTCTCATAGTTTTCAACAAGATAGGAAACTCCGGATAAAGCATCATTAATAATACCTTCATTAGCTTTCCCTATTTCATTAAACATGGTAGAAATTGCATCCTCTATATTGGAAATCTGACCAGTGATTGTCTTGGACTGTTCTTGCATAAGGTTGTAGAACATTCCTCCTTCATTTGTAAGGTTTTGGATGACTTTCTGGACTTCCGGGAAACCCACTTTTCCTGCTTCAACTAAACTTTTTACTTCTCCTTCGGCTACTCCGAACACTTTTGCCAATTCGCGAATCATAGGAATACCACGCCCTGTGAATTGATTCAGGTCTTGTGTATATAGACGACCTTGGGTCATAGTAGTACCATAAAGATAAACGATGTCTCCGAGAGGTTGAGATAGACCGGCAGCAATGTTTCCTAAACGTATTAAATCGTCATTTACGTTTTCAACATTTTCTCCATAAGCAAGAAGTTGTTTAGCTCCATTTGCTACGCCTTGAAGGTCGAATGGGGTAGTGGCTGCTGTCTTTACAAGTTGCTGCATGAGGGCATTTGCCTTATCTTCACTGCCAAGCATTGTTCTAAATGCGACTTCTAGCTGTTGGAATTCTCCGCGAACCTTCGCAATATTTGAGATTAATTCTTTAGCGGTAAAACCTGCTCCAAAGGCGGCAGCAGCTTTAGTCATACGGTTAAACAAATCTTCAATGCCTAGCCCGCTTTGTTCTATTTGTTTGGAAGCGTTTTTTACTCCGTTTTCACACTCGTGTAGTTTGCGTATAAAGTTGGAGTTGTCACCGGTAATATCGAAGTGTAATCCAGCCATAAGTCTTTTCGATAGAAATAGTTCCGTGCAACATCACACGGCATTGCAAATATACAAAATATGCTTCTTTGTAGTGCTATATTTGTTATTAAAACATCCTTAAAAGTTTATTTTTTTATCTTTAATTTTGTTTGCGTAGATATATTAAATATATTTGCACATATACAACAATATAAATAGAGCAATGGATTTTAAAGATAAAATCATGCAGCTATCTGACAATATAAAGAAACAGAAAGATAGGATAGCTACAGAAGAAGCAACAAAAAATGCTTTCATTATGCCAATGATAGCTGCTTTAGACTATGATGTTTTTAATCCCTTTGAGGTTGTGCCTGAAATGGATTGCGACTTAGTAAAGAAGAAAGGGGAGAAGATAGATTATGCTATAATGAAGGATGAAAATCCGATTCTTCTTATTGAGTGCAAACATTGTAAACAAGATTTAAACTTGCATGATACTCAATTACAAAAGTATTTTGTCGCTTCTAATGCACGTTTCGGAGTGCTTACTAATGGTATAGAATATCGTTTTTATACTGATCTGGAAAAGGTAAACATTATGGATGAGAAACCTTTTCTTGTTGTGAATATGCTGGAACTTTCGGATACAGATATAGAACAGTTGAAGAAATTTCACAAATCTTATTACAATGAAAATGATATTTTAAGTACTGCAAACGAACTTAAATACACGACAGAAATAAAGAAAATATTGAATAGTGAATTTGTTTCACCGTCATCAGATTTTGTGAAATTCTTTGCTAAACAGATATACACAACAGGGCAAATAACCCAGAAAGTTGTTGAGATGTTCACGCCACTTGTGAAGAAATCAATGTCTAGTGTTGTCAATGACATAATATCTGACAGACTTAATACGGCAATGAAGAACGATGAGCAGGCTGATGATGCAGTTTTCGAAGAGGAAAGTTTGCCAGATTCCCCCCGACAAGATATAGGCGATAAACTACCGGAAGGAGTTGTGTACATGGACAAGGACTCCGGTATTATAACTACACAGGAAGAATTGGACGCCTACAATATTGTGAGGAGTATCTTAAGAAAAAGCATAGATGCCGCACGTATAACTTATAAAGACTATAAAACATATTTCGTTGTTAATCTCGATAGCAGCGAATGGTTCTGGATATGCCGCATTTCCATTGGTGCAAGAAAGAAACGAATTGGGATACCAGTAGACAGGTACAAAAGCTGCGACTGGATTCAAATTGATAGCATAGATGACATATTCAAATATGCGGATAGACTTGAAGAATCACTTAAAATGGCAATAGAAAAGTTGTGAAAATTAAAACTCAATAATTATGAAGAAGAAAATTTTATTCTTACTAGCAGTGTTTGTGTATTCAATAATGGGGTTTGCTCAAGAAAAGAAAGAAGTCATCATTAAAGCTGGTACTGTTGTTCCTTTGGAAGCCATAAGTAATGTTAGAGCCTCTCAAGTACATGAAGGACAGAATATCGATTTTAAAGTTTCTAGGGATGTTATTGTAGATAAAATAGTAGCTATTCCAGCTGGCACTATAGCTAAGGGGATAGTGTATGAAGCAAAAAGATCGGCATGGTTTGGAACCAAAGGAAGATTAGGTATTAAACTACGTTATTTAACTCTTCCATCTGGAGATAATGTCAACTTTTCATCCTCTGAAGTATATATAACAGGGAAAAACAGAACTCCATTATCTGTTGTTATATTTTGTTGTACTTGCATTCCTCTTCCTTGTGGATCTAAAGCTGAAATGAAAATAGGTTATGAGTTTGATGCATCAGTAGCTAACAATACTACAATAACTTTAGAGTAATTATTTTAAAATTGTTCAGTTTTACCAATAAATCACGAGGATTTTTATATAACCCTCGTGATTTTTTTGCCTTCTATTTTTG